TTACCGAATGCGACACCACCCATACCATTCTTAACCCTGAGAATGTTATAGTTGACCGCATACGCTCTAACCATGGCAACATTAGTAGCTGTAATTGAACCACTAATTGTTATTTTAGCATTATCAATGCGCGAAAAGTTTAAGCTTCCTGTTGGTTGAGACTTATTCATGGTGAGACACATTGGCCATGTGTATATTTGTTCGGAGTCGATTGTACTATTGAGTATAGAGCAATGTCTCGATGGAACGACATTTCTATGGTACTCGCCTGACATATTTTCGAAAAGTGGTGTTCCGTTAATAAACATGGACGCAGTTGGGAAACTATACGCGGTATTGTTTCTGAGACCAGCTGCTATGTGAACGGCCTTTACTGGGTGATTAAAGTACGTAAGATCGACGGACTTGTCCGTTTCGGTCATTGGTTGATATTGAGTTTGTGTGATGAGAAGCTCGTGTTCCTGTTGCGAAAAGAATTCTCGTTCCTCTGTATCGAGGAATATGTAGGAACCGTACACCTTTGGCGACGATCCCACATCAAACGTACCATTTCTGCACTTGATTCGAATTTCAACTTCGTGATATTGAAGGCCGACAAGTGGGAGAGATTTAGTCCAGTCTTCGCTAAAAAAGAATGGGATCATGTAACTTCCTGCAGAGGCATTATCACCTGTATCCTGAGTAGTTACGGCACACGTCGCTTTCGCTTGTGATTCGTTATAAAGAGAGTTATGGATAGTGTTAATGTAAAGAGAATCCAATCTACACACTTCTTGACCACCGATCCACAAAGAAAATTCGGTTGGTGAAGTATCATCGGATGTTGCGTTAGCCGATTTGAAGAGAGAATCGTTGCTATTGTTATTGTTGATATCCGCATTTTCAATCCATATGTAACTCAAAAGATCACCCTTGGAACGGATTGGGATAGAAACTTCATTACTCGATTTGAACGTACCGATGTAGTCGAGACGTTCTGGTTTAATAGAAAAGTTAGTGTGACGTTTGTAGTTTTGTCTGAAAAAAGAAACTTGGGGGTCGCCTGTGATATAGACATCTTGGGCACCGACCGATACGAGGTCAATCAAAGCAGCTGACATATTTATTAATATAGTATATTAAAAAAATTGAGCTATAACGTATTAAGAAATATGGTTGTTTTTCAAGCTCTTACCTGGGAAGCAAACGATGACCAAGATGATAATAAGCACTTGGTAAGTATATTTGGTAAGACATGTGATGGTAAATCCGTTTGTCTTACTACTGAATTTAAACCGTACTTTTACGTTAAACTTCCGCGCCAAGATTCAAAATCATGGGCGACTATATGGCACGATAAAATATGTAAACTGTGCCCTGATTTTAATATCGAATTTGATATAGTTAATTCTAAGGATGTGTGGGGATTTCAAAATAACGAGGAGTTCAGTTTTATGAAACTTATATTTGAAACTTTATCTGAACGTCGTAGTACTTCGTATAAACTCAAAAGAAATTTACCCGGTGAAATACTACGACTAAAAGTATTCGAATCTAATTTGGATCCTGTCCTGAGATTAATGCATTTGAGTGGTATTCAGTCCACTGGGTGGTTGGATTCTGGTGATAATTGTGAAGACAATAACATCGCAAACGTTGATATTGATAAATTTTGTTCGGATTGGAAACAGTTAAAACCGGTAGATAATCCCGAAACTGCACCCTTTGTTGTATGTTCTCTTGATATTGAATGCAATAGCTCGACTGGTAAATTCCCTGATGCAAATATAAACGGTGATTGTTGTTTTCAGATTGCAGTATCCCTGTGTATATTCGGTAAAGATGTACCGTATGATAAAACCTGTTTTTGTTATAAAAAGACGGACCCTGATTTAGAAGGGTGTAATATACTGAGTTATTCAAGTGAGCGTGAAATGTTAGAAGCGTTTAGTGTTTATATGAAAAAAATGGACATCGATATAATAACCGGGTGGAATATATTTGGTTTTGATTTGGATTATATCATCACTCGTGCTAAGAAGTTAAGGTGTAGTTCTAACTTTTTTAATATGAGTAAATTTCGGGAATATACGTGTAATATAAAACCGAAGAAACTTTCTTCGAGTGCACTCGGTGATAATGAACTCAAATTGTTACCTTTACCTGGTAGGTTCGTTTTTGATTTATTCCATGAAGTTAAAAAGGGGTATAAACTTGATTCGTATAAACTTGATAACGTGTCTAAATTATATTTAGGTGATAATAAAATAGACATGCCCGCGAAAGAGATGTTTGCACGTTTTATTGAAGAAGACCCTGTAAAATTACGCGAGGTCGCAGAATATTGTATAAAAGATACATTATTACCACATAGACTTTTATCGAAGTTATGTATACTTATAAATTTACTTGAGATGGCAAAGGCGACGTGGGTACCTCTGTCGTACCTGGTAGAGCGAGGTCAGCAAATTAAAGTGTTTAGCCAACTTACTAAAAAAGCGCGGGAAATGGGTTACCTCGTTCCAACAATTGCGTGGGGTGAAGGTATGGTGGAAGGGTACGAAGGTGCGACCGTTCTTGAAGCACAAAAGGGTGCATATTATACACCTATAACTGCACTTGATTTTGAAGCACTGTATCCTTCTATTATGATGGCCCACAATTTGTGTTATTCGACACTTATAATGGATCCTAAGTATGAGAATAAGGAAAATTACCCCGATTTAGAAATTGAAACGTTTGGTAAGTTTAAGTTTGTACAAAATGTACCCAGTTTATTACCAAGTATTTTACTAGAGTTGAAACAGTTCAGAAAACAAGCTAAGAAAGATATGGCAAATTCGACGGGGTCTCTTCAACAAATGTATAATGGTAAGCAATTGGCTTATAAAGTATCGATGAACTCCGTTTATGGGTTTACTGGTGCGTCTAAAGGTATGTTACCCTGTGTACCAATTGCGTCTTCCGTGACAAGAAAGGGTCGAATGATGATTGATGATACGAAAAAATACGTCGAGGAGAATTTCCCGGGTGCAAAGGTAAGATATGGTGATACGGATTCTGTAATGGTTGAATTTGATGTAGGTGGACGTAAAGGTGAAGAAGCTATTAAGTATAGTTGGGAACTTGGGGAACGCGCGGCATCTGAGTGTACACACTTATTCAAGAAACCAAACAACCTCGAACTCGAGAAAGTGTATTGTCCGTATTTTTTGTATTCAAAGAAACGGTACGCGGCAAAACTTTGGACACAGGGAAAAGATGGTAATATGAACATGGACTATATTGACGTTAAAGGTCTTCAATTGGTTAGACGAGATAATACACCCCATATGCGAGAGGTGTGTAAAGAATTACTTGATGTTGTTTTGGAGAGTAGTGATACGGGACCTCCTAAATCACTTGCCATGCAACGTGCAATAGAGTTATTAGAGGGTGAGGTACCTAACGAAAAATTGATACTTTCACAACAATTGAGTGACTCGTATAAATCTGAAAATCTATCACACGTTCAGGTTAGAAACAAAATGAGAGAAAGACAACCGGGTTCAGAACCACAGTCCGGTGACCGTGTTCCGTATATCCTTATAAAAACTCACGATCCACGTGCAAAAGCTTATGAAAAAGCAGAAGATCCAAAATATGTAGAAGAAAATAACTTACCTGTAGATTATCCTTATTATTTTTTGAATAAATTTTTGAATCCTGTGTGTGATTTAATAGAACCTTTATTTGAGAATGCTAAGGAGGAGATATTTGGGGAACTCATAACAAAATCTAAACCGGGTAAAAAAAATAAAAATGTAAATGACCCTAATCAGAGGAAAATTTCAGATATGTGGGCAAAGATAGTTAAAAAATAAAAACGATTACTTATAAGTATAGTAAGTATGTATTTACCGAAAATTGTAAAGGAAGCTATCGACGAAAGTATTAAGATAGCTTCCAATAAAGTCCTTAGCAAAGTTTACAGAAAACTCATAGCTAAAAGACCGCATGTCAAAGATATAATAGATTTTGAATGCGATATCACGTACCATGAAAGTGTTATATGCGATGCATTAACTTTTAACACATCGAAACAGATTAAACATGATATAGAAAAGCGGTCTAACTTTATTATTTACGATACTTTAGAATCATGGTCAATAGCGACTAAAATACCTTTCAATACTATACGAGATTTTTTAGATCACGACCCTATATGTCGAGGTATAAAAGGTGGTAATACTAAAAAAGGTATTTATACACCCGGTTGCTATTGTATGGCTCCTAAACAGGAGGGATGTGGTGATTATTGTAGTAATCATAAAAATCAAAATACATCACTCGTTAACGGTCAAGATACAAGTAAGATTGTATTAACTAATCTTAAAACTTATATTGAAGATAAATCAATGAACAAGATTGATGATAATCCCTTTGATTTTTTATAAAAATAGTTTAAAGTTTTAGGTACATGTTTATAGAATATGAATAAATCGACTATATTATTACATTCTATAGACACTTTTTATGAACAGGAAAATAATAGAGATATTCTTAACCAAATATTAAATAAATCTGGTGGTATATCTTTACGTAATCTCGAATGGTTTATAACAAACTATTCTAAGAAAAACAATTTATCTTATAAAACGGGTGATGGTAAAATTTTTAGTGTTCATTGTTCTTATAAATCTAGTTTAGATGGGTACAGTAAAAAATTATTTGATCCATTTTGTCGATCATCTAAAATAGATTATACTGTACCGGGTACAAATAATAAAATTAGTACAACTGTTGCACAGTTAAATTTTATTAGATGGTGTATAAAAAATAAGATTATTGATTACATAAAAGAACATAAAAAACAATTGTTTAATAAGCAAGTGTCATGAAACCATTTTCAAAAGTAAATGTTTGATAACCAACGTAATACATGTGAAGGTTATATGTTTCTGTAAGATTAGGTACCATTTTTACATCTAACGTAGTTCTATTTGAACGCAATTGTGTAAAATCCAGACTTCCCGATGGCTCCACATTAATCGGATTCATCGAGAATGCATATGTGTATATATTTTTAAACGGTCTAGATAAACGACTCGTAAAGGGAACGATGTATTTAAAATATTTATGATCGCTATCTTGAATATTGGGTACATTTTCACCGTTAACGTGTATTTTAGCGGAATACATGGGTGGGTAATAGAATTCATTTAATATACTGTACGTATCCTGCGTGGACATATTAAACCTATTATGAAAAGTATATAAACCATCTGTAGTTGTATTATCTTGAGTCGATTCTCGAGCTATAGTTTCATCTTCAAACTTTTCTTTTCTGATAAACCAGTTTAGTGTTTTTACAGGCGTATTTGCAACGATTTCAATTTTTTTATCAACTTCGCCCGGGTTTATTTCTAATATTGGATGTTTCTTAACAACATCCGTTATAAAATTGTATTTATTATTTTTCATGTAAACTTTCTCACTTTTATCTATGGTTATTTCTTCGGTGACTATATCGAAAGAGTCTAACGATATAATATTTGGATCATCCGTGAAAAATGATTGTGGGTTAAACTCAATTTCGAATTCGATTTTTTGTTTATGTATAGCACATAATGGGAAATAAGGTCTATTTGGTTTATTTGTTTCGTACTCATCACTTTCGTATTTTCGTGAAAAGAAAAATGGTATAGGTATAAAAAGTTTAGATGTTTTTGTCGATAAAGAAATGTTTCCTATAGACGTATCTTCGGCAACATTTCTATTTACGGTATATCTTTTGGTTCTCTTTTCAGATTCATCGAGATATAATTCATCGTAAATAATACCCCAATCTGCGTGAAACTTTTCAACTATCATTTCATCGACTCGCATTGTTATGGATTTAAATAAATGTCTTCCGACCTGATCTGCATAGTTATAGTTTTGCGGGGTAGTCTGTGTTAGTGCAGGTAAAGTTAATGATATATACATGTTAGATAGAAGATCACCCATATTTCTTGGGTTTAGGGTCACTTTGACCACCCTGTTAAAAGGCCAAGACGGTGAAGCATCGCCCGGTTTTATAACTTTAGTGCTTTTATGAAACTTTCTAAAATCCGAATGTTGTTTTAATTTGTATTTAAAGAATGACTTTTCTGTATCATTTTCTATAAGGTAAGTATCTTGTTTTCCTATAGCATTTAAAGAGATTGCTGCCCCTGTGTTTGGACCTGATACTGAGTCACACATACTATTACTTACTTATATATTTTTTAAATATATTCTTTATTTTTTTTTATCAATGTATTTATATAGTCTTTGAAACCAATTAATTATATCTTTATCAGATAGAGAAGGTATTTTATTAAAATAATTATATTGTCCGCATTCGCGTTTACGAAGTTTTTCGGGTGTAATTTTTTGTCGTTCGAGTTTAAAACAACTATAACAAAGTCTTTGAGCTTTTAATTTATAAATTTTATAGAAAGTTGTGTTATTGTAACAATATAATGGTGATACGTTTTTCCTATATTGTCTAACTAAATTTCTTACCTGCCAATTATTACTTTTTACATAGGGATTAAGTGGGTTATTACATAGATAACATCTACCTTTACATCTAATATTAATATACATAAAAGAAACACGATTTATTCTTTTATGTACTATAATGAAATTAGACAACCTGATGGAACTCCCATTATAGGAATAAATCACGAAGAAGAAAGACCACCCGCGTTAGAAGTGGTACCTATCAATGAAACTCAACGAATTCAATATCAAGAACTCGAGTATGAATTATTTAATTCACCAATGATAGCTTGGTTAAATATATTTTTAGTTTTAGCAAGCATACATTATACAATTTTGTATGATAATCTCTTAACTATAATTAATTGTTTGGCATGTTTATTACCATTACACAGTATACAAAATAACAGTATACATGGTATTTTCTTATATACTATTTATGTTATGATTTCCATGTTATTAACAACATTTTTAGGGTTTCATGAATATATTTGGTATTATGTTATATGTAATGGTATAATTACATGTATTTTTATAACCTCAGTCGTCAAATATATAAAACATATTAGGAATCAAAACCAAAGTCAGAATGAACACGTTGTATGACAAAAAGGATTTAGATATTGCTAGGGGGTTATATAAAAACCAAAAGGACAAATGTGAACTATTTGCGAGAAGTATTCATAAGCTCAGAGAATCTCGCAAAAAGTACGATGATAAAAGAGAAAGAAGTAAAATAATTTTTTTAGATACTGTTCCGGATAAACATGTAGTAAATAGACACAAAGATAATACATGCCAGGCTATAACCATAAGTGGTAAAAAGTGTTCTTTTAAATCTACATGTGGAATATATTGTAAAAAACATTATAATATTAGTAAAAAATAAATATATTGTTATAATAGAAATGTTAGATCAGGAAACACTCAGACCCGTTATAATATCTATGGCGCTTTACCTCGCTATATCTCAAATTATTCCCGAACTTTTTAAAAAACCAACAAATATTGGATTCGTTGATGAAATTGTTGCCATGTTAATCGCTCAAAAGGGATCACTTACTTCCGGAGCTATTTTGACTGGACTTATCATTTTTATCACGAATTACATTAACGACGAATTCTTGTAAAATATTTTCTTTACACGTAAGATTCCGAGTTTTGGAATGATCCATGTATCTTAATTTTTTATTATATGCATCATTCATAAATTCCATGAGCTGGTCTACATTGGGCTTTCCCCATTGCATACCTGCTTCGTATAAAAAATCATCCCTTGGTATTTTTTGTAAATCACATTCAATTGTATACGGTGTGTTTATATACTCTTTTGCACCCCCGTAATCTGTTATTATAACGGGTTTATCTCGTATTGCAGCTTCTACTGCTCCCATACCAACACCTTCCGACGAAGAAAAGCTTATGTAACAATCTGATTTACTGTGTATATCTTCCATAGCTTCATCTGATATGAGGTTATTTATAACTGTTACATTTGGCATGTTTATGTTTACTGGGTATTTACACGTTGCTTTAACAATCAATCGTGTATCGGGTTTATTTAATCGTATGAAACATTCTAATATTTTGTTAAAATTTTTTCGGGGATCGTGTACATTACCTATGTGATAAAATGTATACGGTCTTTTATCGGGTATATGTGCGTGTATTACAAAAAAATGTTTATCAGGGAATTGCCTTTTTAAAATTTGTTTACAGTATTCACTTGGTACTGCAATTTTATCAAATAAATCAAAAAGTTTACCATAATCTTTATGTACAGTCTCTGTTTCGCACACTGTCATACACGTAACATGTTTTATCTTCCTTTTAATTTCGGGTATTCTATCTAACCAATACTTTACGGGAAGTGCGAATATAAATGCACTATCAGACTCTGGTATTTCTTCATGTATTTCAATATATTTAGTATAACCAACTGATGGAAAAATGTCCATGTATTTTTTACAATGTTGACCTATTCCACTCAGGAGAGTTGGACCTATGAATAACATTTAGTATAAAGATAATATTTCTTTTATATATATTACGCGATGGACTCTGTCAGAGAACAAATTGAACATGCTCTTCAAAGACCAAAAATTCACAAATCTGAAATATACGGTATAATTAAACAAATTGCCGATATTATCAAGGCGCCAGCCCCAGCCCCAGTACCAGTACCAGTACCAGCTCCAGCTCCAGCTCCAGCTCCAGCACCAGCACCAGCACCAGCTAAGAAAGCGGCTACACCAAAGAAAACTCCAGCTAAGAAAGCCGCTACACCAAAGAAAGCGTCAACTAAAAAGTCGGCTGCATCTGCATAGGTACCGGTTGCGAAACTTTACGATTTAGTAAATAATAACCACCACCAATAAACATTAAAAATATAAAAAGGTATATTAGCGGAATCTTTTTTCTTTTTTCCTTTTCCATTTTCTCTATATCATTCTTATCTGGAAGTTTCTCAACATTTATGTTGAGTTCATCTATCTTCCCGATAAGTTTATGCAACGCCTCTAGAATTTGAACTTCTCTATTTACCGGTTTCTCTTTTACATCTATAGTTGTTACTTCAAGGACTAGGTACCATTCTGCATCGGGTTGTAAAGTAACGTAATCTGTATCTTCCTGATACTCGTATAATTTAAAATTTAGTTTTTGTATAGACATGGGATTAAATAAATTTGTTTGTCTTTGGAACCCCTTCCATTGTTTATCTCTTATGATTGTATGTGCACCGTGATTATAATGTCTTTCTAATGGTACCCGTGCTAAAATTTGCCCGTGTCTTTCATCAAGTATTTGTGCTCTTTTTGGTATATCTTCGCATACGATATCGACGTATTTTGCAACACTACTTACATACGTATCACTGTTTGGGTTATCCTGACCAATTTGTGTGATATAAAAATCAACTGGTTTTAGACCGCATACCTGTGACATTTCTTCTAAATGTAAATTTGATTCGAGTGTTAAATCGATCGAAAATGTATTGTTTGAACCATTTACATATTTTGAATCAATTATTATGTACTGTACTTTTTTGGGTAACTCCTGGAGTGAAACCATCTTGTATTTACAATATAAAAAAATAAATGTAAATAATAGCATGTTTTCATTCTATTCAAGCATATCTCGCTTGTTGGGTTCGAACTCAAAAAAACTAAACACTACAGAGTCGTATACATCGCTTTACCCTAATATTAATATTAAAGAAAACGTATATACGGATATGATGTTATCACCAGATTTTTCAAGGGATAAGATTATATCAAAAAATGACGTGGGTGAAGTTATTATTTTAGAATATTCCAAGCATGACAAAACATTTAGAGATTATAGACCTAAGTTTTTTAAATATAAATAAAGAATTAACAATTTTAACATATAAATGATATGGACTACATGCACTTACACACTTACGACTACAAACTCGCTTTCTGTCAAGCGACAAATGAACTCTGTGAAGACGTTCAAAGGCTTATATGGGAAAAATCCCAAAAATACGAACACGAAAATCTCGTGTGTCCAGGAGCCCCACGAAAAGGGGGAAGAAATACACGATTCGCAGAAGAAAGACTCCAAACGTTGGTTAGGAAATGGAGGGATAAATGGGGAGAACCAACTGTATAATCGTATGAAAACAATGGCTTATGAAGAGTTTTGTCACAGAGATTTTAACCGCGAAGAGTACGATTCGTATTCATTGGTTTTATACAGAACAATGTTAAACGAATTGGCATACGAAAGACGTAATTTGAAATATACAACTATTTTCGGTGATAAATGGAGACAATTATCAAAAAATAAGGATCCGTTTTTATACGATAAAAAATTAAACGAT